TCGAGCCGCTGCCGGCCCGCCAGGTGATCGCCGGTGGGGAGACTCGCCTGGTGGCGTGGGACTGCGAGCAGGTGGTGCTGACCCTGACCGGCATCGACATCGACGTACCGCAGAATCAGCCGATCACGCCCGGCCGGTTGAAGGCCACCTCGGTTCGGCACGTGGCCTTCAACATTCAGATCGTGCGCTGCTATCCCACGCAGGACTCGAACGGCAAAATGCCATCGGCTGCCAAGATCACCGCGGCCGGCACGACCATGCTCAAGGACGCCGGCCAGCTGTCGCAGGCCCTGTTCGAGTGGGTCACGCGGGCGGTGTCGCCGGACAGCCCGATGGGCATCGTGTCGGCAGGGGTGGGCGCGATCCTGCCGGTCGGACCGCAAGGCGGGTTCGCCGGCGTCGAAGGCGCGGTTGTCGTCACAGCCGACCTGGTGTGAAATGAAGATCACGCATATCCGCATCGACGCCGAGGCCGTGCAGAAGTGGGCGCACGACAGGAATGGGCCGGTCATGCGCGATATCGATCGCCGGGCCACCCGAGTGCAGACGGTCATGCGGGCTTATGTGCGCGTGCGCTCGGGCTTGCTGCTGTCAACGATTCGCAAGCGGCGGTCGTATGTGCGCGGTTCGGTGATGGTTGTTGCCGGATCTAAGAAGATCGATTACACGTGGTTCGAGAACTACGGCACTCGACCGCACATCATCCGGCCGAAGAACAAACAGCATCTGCGCTTCGTCGCTTCAGACGGGCGGATTGTGTTCACGAAGCTTGTGCACCACCCCGGCACGACGGGCTCGTTCTTCATCACGCGGGCCATGATCTATGCTGCCGGATAACAATTGGAAGGGGACGAAAATGAAAAGGTTCACGGATCAGCCGGAAACCGCAAAGCGCGTAGACTTCGAGCTGTCCTTCTGGAAGGGCGGCAAGGAGTATCCGCTGCACTTCCACGCGTACCCGTCGGTCGACGCCATCATGGTGGCCGAGGTGAACAAGTCGGCGGCGTCCGGCGACCAGGGGGCTATCGCGGCCTTGCTGATGATCAAGAATGCCATCCGCACCATGCTCGACGACAACGACGGCACCCCCCTGGACTGGAAGCCCGAGCCGCTCCCGTCCGAGGTCCGCGTGCCCGACAGCGAAGTGACCGGCTGGCCGACCGAGGAGCCCGAGCCGCAGTCGGCCGACGAAGAGAGCGAGCCCGAGCCGCAGTTCCTCGCGCCCGACGGCACCGTGCACCCGATGCGCGACGCGGCCAAGCTCGCCGAGTTCGACGCCGGCAGCAGTCGCCGCCGATGGGTGGACCGGGTAGACGGCGACAACGACTACACCGTACCGGCGAAGACGCTGATGAAGGTGTGGCGCTGGCTGATCGGGGAGGCAGCCAACCGCCCTACGGTGAGGTGATCCTGCTCTCTGGGTTCACCGACGACCCCACGTACGGCGCGTACCTGCGCGGCGCGCTCCTCATGAATCGTATCGACTTGCACCGCCCGATCGGCGAGTGGCTTGATGTGGTCTACGCGCTGTGGGTGACAGGCCCGCACGAGGTGCTCAAGAAGGCACGCCAGGTGATCGATCAGCACGCGGTCGTCGTCGCGCCGGACCGGGACACATGGGGCACGCAGCCCGAGCACCTGGCGCAGATGGGCGGCTTGAGTCAGGTGCTGAAGGAGTAGGCGGAAGGGAGTCGGACCGTGGCCACGATCGTCGGTGAACTCGGCGTCGAGATCACGGCCGACTCCACCGGCCTGGCCGAGGAGATCCGAGTCAAGGTCGAGGCCGCCGTGCGGGAGGCGTCGACCAAGCAGATCGCCTTGTCCGTCGACGTTTCGGCGCTGGCCCGGCAAATCAACGAGGGCATCGAGCTGGCCAAGAATACGGTCGGCAAGATTGGGCTTGACGTCGAGCTCAACAATGCGTCAGTTACCGCCTTGCGCGCCAAGGTCAAGCTGCTGACGGAAGAGCTCGGCAAAACCGACCCGATCGAACCGAGAGTTGATTCGAAGACAGCCAAGGCCGATTTCGAGAAGTTCTCAAAGGACTTGTCGAATTCACTCAGCGACCTACAAGGCAAGATCAACGGCGGTCTTGCGGCCGCGTTCCGGGGCATTACGCAGGTCGCGAAGTGGGATACCGTCATCGTCGGCGCGGCCAACGCTGCGCAGTCGGTGATCGCCCTGTCCGGTGCCGCCGGTCTGCTACCGGGTGTGCTGTTCTCGGTGGCCGGGGCCTTGGCTGCGGTGAAGATCGGCACCGAAGGCGTTGGGCAGGCGATCAAGGACATTGGCACGGACAAGTTCGCCGCTGATCTGGCCAAGCTCAGCCCGAACGCACGCGGTTTCGTCACCGAGCTCGCAGCCCTACGGCCGGCCCTGACTGATCTGAAGCTCGACGTGCAAGACTCCCTCTTTCAGGGCTTCGGCGCGCGCCTGAAGGACATGGCCGGCAACCTGCTGCCCACCGTGCGCGCCGGCCTGTCCGGCTTCGCAGCGTCCCTAAACCAGACCGCACAGGGCGTGTTCGCGTTCTTCTCGGCCAGCACGGTGAAGTCGGATCTCGCGGCCACCTTCGGCACTGCGCAGGCGTCAGTGCTCAACCTGGGTGCAGCACTGCCGGCCGTGCTGAGCATCCTGCGTGACGTGGGCGTCGTGGGGTCCCAGGCATTCGCCAACCTCACCGGAGGGGTCGGAGCGGCCGCGCAGCGGGTGGCCGACTTCGTGGCTCAGGCGCGCTTCTCCGGTGCGCTGGCCAACTTCATCAACGACGGGGTGGCGGCCTTCCGGCAGCTATTCGCGATCATCGGCAACGTGCTGTCGATCGTCAACACGCTGGTTGGCGCTATCGGCGGCGGGGGCATCCTGGGCTTGCTGTTGCAGCTGACGACCGTGCTGAAGAACTTCCTGAACAGCGCGGCTGGCACCGCGGCGCTGCAAGCCCTCGGCACGGCCATGCAGCAGATCGCCGCCAGCGCCGGCCAGGTGCTGCTGAAGCTGCTCACTTCGCTTGGGCAGATCCTGGTTGACCACGCGCCGGATATCGAAAAGTTCGCGGCCGCGCTTGGTGACAATCTGGTGTCGGCGATCGACGCGCTAACGCCGGTCATCTCGGGACTGCTCGATGCGATCGGCGCGCATCCGGAGTTGTTCGCAAATATCGCCCTCGGGGCGATTGCCCTGGCTAGCGCGCTGGAGATCATCGTACCGATCGCCACGGCGGTTGCGGCCTTGATCGCCGCTGGCACTGTGGGCCTGGTCGCTGCGATCGTCGCCGCGGTCATCGCCGCCGTGGTGTTGATCATCCTGAATTTCGACAAGATCAAGGGCGCGATCGAAGCCGCCCTAGGCGCTATCGGCTCATTCTTCGCGTTTCTCGGCACGACAATTGCTAACGCGTTCGGCTCGGCCGTGTCGTTCGTCGTGGGGATCTGGAATGGGGTAGTCGCATTCTTCGTCGGAATTGGCACCGCTATCGGGTCGGCAGTGTCCAGCGCCGTCACCGCAGTGGGTCAGTTCTTCGCCGACGGGTTCAACGCGGTGGTGTCGTTTATCGGCGGTGTCGTAACCAGTATCGTAGGCTTTTTCGTAGCCCTGCCTGGCCAGATCCTGGCGTTTATCGTGGGACTTCCTGCACAAATCGGTGCGGCTATTTCGCAGATCGCGTTCGTGTTCGGATTCGTGCTCGGCGCTACCCTGCGTGAGTTCATCGACTTTCCCGGTCAGGTCATCAGCGCGGTGGTCACGCTTATCAACGACATAGGAGTGTGGGCGGCAAGCGTCGGTACGGCTATGCTCACGCTCTTCGTTCAGGGCGTGGTCAATGTCGTTAACTTCTTGAACGCTTTCCCGGGGCAGGTAATTGCCGCCGTGACAGCGCTCGTGACGGATATAGTGGTCTGGGCGGTAAACGTCTGGCTCACTGCCTCTATTCAGTTCGAAATCGGTGTGGCCAACGTGATCAACTTTGTTACCCAGCTTCCCGGCCGGGTAATCTCTGGCGTTGCGAGCCTAGCCGGGCAAATCATCAACTGGGCCGTCGGAGTATGGAATAACGCCAAGAACGCTTTCTCCCAAGGCGTGAATGCAGTCGTGAACTTTGCGATCCAACTTCCTGGAAACGTGATCAACGCGATTGGCAGCCTTGGAAGTCGCCTCTATCAGGTCGGTGTCGACGCGCTGACCGGCCTGCTGAACGGCCTGAAGTCCATCGCTAGCAACATCCTGGGATGGGTCAAGGGCCTGGTCGGCGACATCCTGCACGGCTTCACCTCCGGTTTCGACTCGCACAGTCCCTCTCGCGAGACTTACGCCATCGGCCAAGACGTGGCCGCTGGTCTCGCCAACGCGCTGCGTGACTCACGTCAGCTTGTCTCAGCGGCCGCCGGTGACCTGGCGCAGGCCGGCCTCGATGGGCTGAGCCCCATCTTGAACCCGACGGTCAACACCGCGGCTGTGGCCAACGGCATCAGTTCTGCCGCCAACGGGTTGAGCACCAACGCCGTCGGTGGTGTCAACTACACTGTGCAACAGACCAACGTGATGCAGCAGGGAGCCGATGTGAACCAGTTCGCTGACGCCGTGCTGCGCAACGGCGCGTCGGCGCTGGCCAACGGCGCTTCCCTGCTAGGCGTGTCCCAGCTCGGCGTGCAGCTCGGCGTGAATCCCAACTTCGTCCCCGTGTCGGGAGGCTGACGTGCCAGTGAGTACCTGGGCCAGCTTTCCGGTGCCGGCCGTCACTGCCCAGTATCGTCTTGGCCGCGGCTTCACCACCGCGCCCGCCGACTTCATCTTCAATACCCAGCACAGCGACGGCAGCTACGTGGTGTGCAAGGACATCGAGGCGATCCACGGCCTGGAGTTCCTGACGCCCATCGACCTGGCCGGCGGGCGGGATGGCGGCCTGGTGGGACCGACGTCGATCGGCGTGCGCACGCCACAGCTCGACGCGCTGATCGTGGCCCCCTCGGCCCAGCTGCTGTGGTTGAAGGTGGCCGCCCTGCGGTCGTTGCTCGCCGCGAAGAAACCGCTGATCCTGGAGTGGTACGACTTCGGCTACGCCCTGGAATTGGCGTTCGTGGCGTGGCCGACGGGCAAGTTTCAAACGACGTCGATCTTCTCGCACCAGCAAGGCGGCCTGGCCATGTCGGTCAGCTTCCAACTGGTCGCGTCCCCGCTGAAGTACCTCTCGGGCAGTGGGGAGAATGCGAGCGCCCGACTGATCAACCCGGCGCTGATCACGGGCCGCACTTACGACAAGACATACAGCTACAACTACGGTTCATCGGCGGACCCTGGCGGCGTGCTGACGGCGACCAACCTTGGCGACTCCCCCGCCTATCCGGTGTTCACCATCACCGGCCCGGTGAACTTTCCTACGATCACCAACGTCACCACCGGCCAGTCGTTCCAGGTCAATGCCGCGATCGCCGCCGGGGCTACGGTGGTGGTCGACGCCAGCAGCGGGGCTGTCACCCCCGGAAGCACCCGACTCATTGGCCGGCCATTCACCCTCGCGCCCGGGGCGAACACCATCCGGTGGACCGACAATCTCGCCGCCTACGACCCGGCCGCCACGCTGCGCCTTGACTGGCGCTCCACGTTCGAGTGAGTACAGAAAGGATGTCGCCATGACCGCGACCAGCCCACCGGCCTACGTGCAGGGCGGCACCTACTCGGCCAGTCTGGACCGCATCCACCAGAACACGGCGACCGCCATTCCTGCGTCGGGCCTCACCTTCGCCGCCCGGGAGGGGTGCTTCGCCGGCCGCATGCCGGCGTTCAGCAACCCGTCCGGCTGGCAGGTGGTGGTGGGCCCGTGCGCCGGGTACGTCACGAACGACTCCGCAGTCTCGGTGGGCGACTACACGTGGGCCAACCCGAGCAACGCGACCGTGACGCTGACGGCCAGCTCGCCGACCCTGAACCGGATCGACCTGGTGGGCTTGCAGGTCAAGGACAACTTTCTCGACTCGTCGGGCCTGAACTCGGCAACCATCGTGGTCGTGCAGGGCACCGCCGTGTCCGGCACCGCGTCGCCGCCGGCATTGCCGAACAGCTTCATCCCGCTCGTGCAGGCCAGCGTGCCGGCCGCATCGGTCAACCCGACACTCACGTCGATCGCGGTGCGGACCGGGCAGGCCGGCCAGGTGCTGCCGGTCGCCAACGCCACGGAGCGCACGGCGATCGCGGCGCAGCCCTACGACGGCATGGCGATTTGGCGTATCGACCGGCAGTGGATCGAGGTCTACTCGGTCGCACAGGGCGGCTGGCTGGTGCAGGGGATCGGCGTGACATCGTCGGCGGCGGATGCCACCGCCACGATCACCACGCCGTTTGTCGGCCAGAAGATCTACCGATCCGACGTGCGGGACTTCCGCGTGTGGGACGGCGGGGTGTGGCGGCACGAGAGGATCATCGGCGGCGTGCGGGTGATCGCCGTGGGCACGATCACGTCGAGCGGTGCCACCAACACCGAGGTCAACATCCCTCGCATGGCCATGAGCGGTCGACGGGTGGTGTCCGGCACCGTCTACATCCTGCACATGACCATGGCTGGCCAGAGCTCTGTCAACGGCGACGACTACCAGATCCGGGTACGCGAGGATTCCACCGCGGGCAATACGATCTTCGACAAGCGGTGGATCGACGGATCCGCTCCGGTCGTCAACGACCAGCGGGATTGGTTCGGACACTGGAAGTGCACCGCCACCAACACGAATAAGAGCTTCTTTGTCAGCGTGACCCGCCTACTTGGCACCGGCCAGCTTGACGTCCAGGGCGACAGCAAGACCGCGTGGTGGATCGAAGAGCACACCGCGGACATCACCGGCGTGTGGGCGGATGTGGCATGAGCCTGGAGCAGCCGCTTAACGTGCGCTGGACCTATTGGCCGGTCAGCTACGTCAACGGCGACCCGACCGTTATCGGCAACGCGCCCCTGCCGCTCGGTGGAGTCCAGTGCTCGGTGGGCATGCGCGCGGTCGGCCAGCTCAAGGGATCCCTGCAACTGGCTGATCCGTCCGTGCGTGCCCTGTACCCGTGGGACAAGGTGGTTCCACGCAAGACGGGCATCGTGGCCGTGCGGACCGTCCAGGACCCCGCTACGGGCACGTGGGGGACCAGTTGGATACAGCACTACTTGGTGTTGGCCGCGCCGACGGATCCGGCCACAGGTCGCATGTCGATCACGGCGGTCACGGTCGAGGGGCTGTGGTCGCGCCGCCTGATCACGAAGGCGGTCACGTGGAACGGGGTCGATCAACAGCAGATCGCCGCCGACCTGCTCAATCCGGCGGTCTGGTCGAAGATCGCCCTGGGTGTGACCGCCAACACGGGGTGGATCAACATTGACCCGCCGACGACGCCTACGGGTGTGGTGCGAGTGTGGTCATACGACGACGGGCAGGAGACGAACCTGCTGGCGGCGCATCAGGATCGGTCGCAGCTGGCCACGAACCCGTACGAGTGGACCACCACCACGCGTGTCTTGGTCGGCGCGGACGGTGAATCGGCACAATCGTTCCGTAATCAGTTCGTGATGGGCTTTCCGAAGTTGGGCCGCCAGCTTGGCAGTCCATACTCGATCCCACGGCTGGTGTACGACGTCAATGGGAACGGCAACGTCCTGTCGTTTCAGCTGCGCAATGACGCGTCCACCGTCAGCACGATCATTTGGGGTCGCGGAAACGGATATGCCGACCTCCAGATCAAGACCCAGGTGCAGTACTCGCCACAGGGTGTGAACGAATGGGACCTGGGTTTCATGCAGACCGAGGGTCGCTACTCAAACCCCGACGTTAAAGACGTGAATACGCTGAACGACCAATGCTATCAGCAGATGTACCAGAGCCTAGGCAGCCAAGCGTATCTCTCCAGCCTGAGAATCCGCGGTGACTTGTCACCCTACTTCGGGTCTTACGTGATCGGCGACCAGATCATTCTAGCCACCAATGACATCACCTGGCCGCCAGATTACTACGACCCCAATGGATACTATGAGCTGCTCGTCAGGCTGTACGGTTGGACGATCACCCCCCCCGAGGGGGACAAGTCCGAATCCGTCGACCTGCTGCTAGCCGCGTCGTGAGGGGACACCGATGACGTATCCACAGAGCACGCCGTATCCGCCGAGCATGGTGGACAACATCGCGTACGCGCAAGACGTGGTCGACAAGATCATGCGTAACAACCCGCTGGTCGGCGCGGTCATCCCGAATGGCCTGATGAAGTGGTATGGGAACTACACCAACCCCGACGGGTCGAAGGTGAATTTCCTGTGGATCGGCGAATTCTTCCCCGGGGACCCGAACCTTGGCGGCAAGCCGCAGCGTGGATTCTCACTTGTCCGCGATGACGGGACGCATTCGTCGGCGCTAGCTCTCTTCGACCGCAACCCGGCCGGGCCGCTTGTTCAGACGATTTCCATCGGTAGCTGGGACGGTCAGCCGATCCTGCAAGAGTCCCGCAATCAGGGCGGCGTGTCCTTCCCCCGTCAGCAGATTCCGCTGGGCAGGTCGGATGGCACTTTCTCGAACTATCCGCGGTGCGCCTCGGCTTCGCTTACGGCCATGATGGAAGGGCGTTTCTCTGGCGTTGGCGACACTCTGCACTATCGCATCTGGGCCTTGAGCGACTCGGGCACAACCGGACAGATCAGAATCAAGGTGCAGGATGGGGCGACTGTTATCGCCGGCCCATGGAACGCCATCCCGTCGGCCGGTAACCAGATATTCGACGCCACCATGGATGTCACATCAGTACGTGGCCACTCCGATGTCAGCGTGTTCCTAGAGGGGCAGACACTGAGCGGTGCCGGGGCGATATACGGAACTGTGCTAGCGCTCACCAACTACTCGACTTGACCCGGTTGGCGTTACGCAGCGTCAACCTGTGTGACACTGCCACTATGGACGCGCCTACCATGGGGGCAATGTGGATTCCTTGCCAGATCTGAGCGGACAGCCCCCGTGGGTGATCGTCGTCGTGGCCGGGTTCATGACCACTGGCAGCATCCTGGGTGCCCTGCTCGGGCGCGAAGGCCAGAAGCGTCGGAAACGACGGCGGCGCGACAATGCGAGCGAATCGGTTGCGAGCGGTGACCAGGGCGTACCGTCACTGGCGAGCGGCCACGCCGATGTGCTGAAAACATCGGTGCAGGCGCTGGTGGAAGCGGGACGGCGGGCGGACATGGAAGCGAACGCGGCACGAGCAGACACCCGGCAGGCTCAAGCCGAGACCCGGGAGGCTCGGGAAGAGACCCGGGCGCTTCGGCAGCGGCTGGAAGCGGCGCTGAACGACCGCGCCGAGGCGTTGCGCGCCCGGGATAGGGCCATCGCGGAGTTGGACCGCTGCGACACGAAGGTGCGGCTACTCCAGGCGGAACTGAACGGGGGAAGGCCGTGACCACTCCCAGGCAAGACGGAATGAAAGACAACGCGGTCGTGGCGACAGCGGCGGCGAAGTCGATCGGCAACGCCCTGGACCGCAAGGCCAGCACCGGCTACGTGTGGAAAACCGCCTTCGTGGTGTCTCTGTTCGCAGTCGGCATCGCGGTAGGTATCAGCTCGATTGCCTTGCAGCAGATCGCCGATCAGCGCGCCGTGGCGACCGCGCAGGCGCAGACGCAGCAGGAGATCCGGAAGCGCGCCGACGATGCCTATGCGGCGGCGCAGGCGGCCAACGAGCAGCTGAAGCAGCGGGGCCAACAGCCGGTGCCGGTGCCGAGGCCGACGGACACGCAGTCGATCGACACGATTGTCGCGGCGGCCACCGCGAAGGTGCTGGCCAGTTTGCCGGCTGCCGTCGCGGCCCCGCCGTCAGCGGCCAGCATCGCCGGGGCAGTGGCCGGCTACTTCGCGGCCAACCCCCCGCCTACCGTGACGCCTACGCAGGTGGCAAATGCCGTGGCCGCCTACCTGGCTGCGAACCCGCCGAAAGCGGGTGCGGACGGCGCTGTCGGCCCAACTGGCCCCCCGGGTCCCGCTGGCTCGGCTGGAGCGAAGGGCGACAAGGGCGATACCGGACCGCCGCCCACCGCGCAGCAGATCATGGATGCCTTCAACCAGGCGGCGCTGAACAGTCCCAGCATTCTGTGCGCGGGCAAGGGGGCATTTCAGCAGCTCGACGGAGTCCGCGTGGACGACCCCAACAACCCAATTCCGGGGTCGCACAAATCGATTACAATATGGACCTGCATCCCACATTGACAGGGGACCGGCTATGACGCCCATTCCGCCCTACCAGCCCGGCCAGTCGCTGAACGACTACGTCACGAGCATCATCCGGACCGCGGTCCCCTACGCCTGGGGCCTGCTGATCACTTACCTGGTGTCGCTGGTCCCCGGTGTCGCCCCGGCGCTGCTGCCCGCCATGCCGGTCGTGCTCGGATGGGGGCCGCTGATTGCCGCCGCCATCGCCGGGGCCTGGTACGCCCTGATGCGGAAGGTCGAACCGCGGCTGCCCGCGTGGCTGACCGTGATCGTTCTGGGCTCGAACAGTCAGCCCAAGTACCTGACGCCTGGCCAGGTCGTGGTGCCCGCCGGCATTCAGATGCCGCCCGACCCGCGCGCCACCGGCCGCGCCGACTAGAACAGCGTCTCGGGCTTCGCCGGCAAGTGCCGGCGGGAAGCCAGTAGTGGCGCGTCTGGCAC